TTGGTGTGCCTGAATCTCGGCCTGGATGTCAATTTTCTGTAGCTCTTCGATTCCTGTCTGTAACTTCTCTGTCTCTTCTGCATGTTTATTAATCCATAGAGTTTGTCTACGCTTTACAGCTTCAATTTGTTCTTCTATACGCTTGTTAGCATCTCCCACGGCCTTAATACGAAACTCTTCTTGTGTAATAGCGTCTTTGGTTGCTTTGTTTTGTTCTTTTAGTTTATCGGCTTTTTCACTTAATAAGGTGATTCCTAGTAATTGTTCAATAATACCACGCTGATCGTTAGCTTTGAGTGCAAGGAATGGTTCTGTATAAGTGTTAAGTGCTACGATATGCTTAAACATGTCGTGGCTCATGCCAAGCATACGTTCTATTTCTGCTTGTGTTTCACGGCTGTCGCCTTGAGCATCATCGGTAATTTCTTTTTCGCTATCGCCTACAAAAAACTTCATTATGTTAGGCTTACGTCCACGTTCAATTCGATAGTTAATGCCGTCTTTTTCAAAATCAATACAGACCATCATACCTTTTTGGTTAGTCTTATTGATTAAATTATCTTTTTTAATGTTTGTTAGTGCGTTGCCGTATAAAGCAAAACTCAGAGCATTAATAATAGTAGTCTTACCTGTTCCATTACGTGCCCCACTATCATCGCCTCCAAGGTCCAAGTTTTCGCCTAAGACAAGTGTAAGGTCATTACGATCAAAGTTAACGGCCTGGGTAGTATTACCCACACTCATGAAGTTTTTAACGGTTAGGTCTTTTATTTTAAACATTTTTTAATTGTACACTATTATAGAGCATATTTGCAATATATAGTTGTCCTTCTTCGTTCGGGTGAAAAAAATACATTGGTATTTGATTTGTTAATTGACGTAAATAAAATTCATTCCATTTATAAAAACAATCGGTATTAATTTGTTTGATATAAAATTGTATCTCATTGTATTCTAATAGAATTTGATCATCATCCATAATATCAAAATTTATTAATTTTTTAGTAGTATCAATAAAATCTGGCCACGGGGTTAACCACTTTTTTAAATTGTTCTCGTGTCCGTTTATCATTAAATATTTTTTGTTATTTGCTTTGAGTACAGTTTGCAGTTGTATAATTTGCTGTAGCCAAAGTTTAAAAGCATATAACCTATTATGCCACTGTTGATATAGTGTGCGCCCCCAAATTTTATAGTAATCTTCTTTGCCAAAGAGTTCGTGTATAAGTTGGGGATTAAAATGCACATCAAAGTTATTGTCAGATTTAAAAAATGTAAACTTAGCAGTATTAGTCCACACTATTATGTATAGATCAAAGTCATCTTGTAGATGTTTTATAGTTCTATACACAAAATGCGAATTTGATCCTGTTCTATACGAATCATTGTATACTTCGGCATTTAACTGCCGTCCCAATACTGCCGGCCAAGAATCTTCGGCTGGATTTGTTAATTCATCTCCATATACCCAACTGTCACCAGTAACATAAATTTTCATGAAAATTCTTTCTCTAACCAAGTTCTAGAAATTTTTCCGGATGGACTAACAGGAATACTTTCAACACATTCTAATAATCTTGGTTTACATTGAGGTCCTAGCCCAAGTAAATATTTTCTTATATCTTCAGGATCACAAGTACCTACATATAAACACTTAACTGCATCGTTGCCAAATACTACACAATCTGCTAGCCCCGGAATATGGTTTAGTAACTGTGTTTCTAAACTAACAGGATTTAATTTTTTACCTTTAACATTAATTTGATCTCTGTGCCTGCCAAGTACCCGATAGTATCCAGCCTCATCCTGTTCTACCAGGTCTCCGGTATTATACCAATTGCTGGTAAACAAAGTAGGACCTTGGATGTATAGTTGTCCGTCAACAATGTCGGCTTCAATCCCGTCGGGTAACCCAACAGTCCCCATTCTGTGCGGTCCGTTTAAGGGATTAGTAAAGCAATGGCTAAGTGCTTCGGTCATGCCAAATGCTTCTATAATAGGTACATTAAATTTATGTTTAAGTTTTGTAAACAATTCGTCGGGCAAACTGGCACTAGCACCGCGAATAAAACGTAAGTGATCAAACGTAAATTGAGCAACAACTCGCAATACATCGGGTACAGCAGTAATAAACGTCGGACTACAACTAGACATAGTGCGTATGTCTTTTATAGGTACATAGTATGTTTCACATCCGGCTAATTGTGTAGCCCAATAGAAGCCTTGCCCATGTGCATGCCATAAACTCATAATGCTCACATAACGATCATTAGCAGTTATATTGTAGGAGTTACAGATCTTTTGAGCTAAAATATCTAATTGTTCTTGACTAAAGCTACAAAACTTGCTATCGCCGGTGGTGCCAGACGTATACCAAAGCAGTCGCTCATTTGGGTAGTCGCCCCCGTTGCGTATTTGATCACCATTTTGAGTTATTAGTAAACTATAATCAGATTTAGCCAAGAGGTATTCATTTCGACTAACTGGCGCTTCTGGATTAATAATCATGATGCTATAGTCGTTGAGTTGGGGAATATAATCCTGCGGGTTACTTACACATAGTACCGCTCGTTTCATAGATTCCTATAGATATCTAACAATAACGCTGGGTTATATTGATTACTATCGATTGTGTTTAATTGGCTGTAGACAATTTGATCCACAGACTCAAATTCAATATTGCCTTGTATTTCATAATCAGTTAAATCGGTTACCTTAGCAGGGATAAGTGTAATCTCACGTAACTTGTAAGTATCAATAAATGTTTCTTTGATAAACGTAGCCTCTTCGTAGCTAATATCGATATCCAAGTTAACACGTACATGCATATTAGGTTTAAGCATAACTTCTGTGTGTTTAAGTACATCGGCTAGGCCAAACACACGATACATAGGTTGATCGGGCCAAGCATGATATTCTGGTTCCTTGTCCCACTCTAATATCATCATGCCACGATCATCGTCGCCGGCATCGGCATAGTTATGTGGGAAACAGTTGCCTAAGTAAGTAATATTTCCTTTGGTCTGGCGCTTATGGAAATGTCCCGAGAAAACATGTTCGAAACCTTGCATATCATTCTTAGGATCCACTTCACCGTGGTCTGGCATAGCAACCATAGCATTCATTAAATATCCAGGCAATTCAAAATGCCCAAACAAGTATTTGCCTTTTAGTTTTTTGAGTCGCTTAAAGTCATCGCCTACGAGCCAAGGTGCAATAGTAACATCGCCAAAGCTAGTCCAATCATTACATATATGGATGTTCTTGAGGTGCTTTGCCCATTCAACACTTTGTACGTCTCTCTTATCACGATAATACAAGTCGTGATTGCCAGGAATAAAGTAAGTATTTTCAAAGTTATCATTTAAGTGCTCCAGGGCTTGTAAGCTATATTGTAGCGTAAGAATATTGATACTAGCACGATTGTTATGCCAATCACCAAGAAAGAGTGCGGTATCGCACCCTTCTTCTTTGGCTTTAGTAGTTGCCCATTTAACAAAGTTTAAACAATCCTCGTTGTGTAAAGTACTGTTTGATTTTAACCCAAAGTGAATGTCAGTAAAGACCGCGGCCTTTTTGAATAGATTAGTCATAGCTAATACTATACAGGTTTATTTTGATAATTGCAATACTAATTTAATCAATCGTCGTCCCCTCCACCACCAAAATTGCCACTACTAGCACTATGGTTGGCACTACCACCTTGTCCTTGGCGTGTGTAACTTGGGGTTAGGTTGTTCATTTCTAAAATGTCGTCACGTAAATTTTGGTTACGCTTTTCAATATTTAGAACACGAGTGAATGAGTTTGTAATTGCTGCTGTATAGTAAGCAAATGGGTTTTGTGATTTAAACTCATCAAACTGTAGACCAATTTGACTTAACTGTAGCAATGCTTGGCTACGCATTTCGTCGTTATATGTATATCCACGCCAGTTTGAACGTGTAGCATAACGCTCACATAACTTAATAAACATATGAGCTAGCTTAGGAGTCATTTTGCCGTGTTCGCGACTAAACTCACCTTTTTTAAGTGTGCCCTTCCAGTGGCTCTTGCCTACTATAACAGGCTCACCTGCTTCGTCAACTTTATAATGAAAGAACGGTGGAAAGTTACATTTAACATATTTGGTATTACCAGCAATGTCTAATTCATTATCGTCGTATTCACTGCGCACAGGACCGTCATCGTCTAGCTCGTAGGCTTTAACAGCGGCCTTGCGTGATTTAACATCGTCGATTGGAATATGTTCCCATGTCATTACACGGAATACAACATCGGTGTCAGCGACGTCTTTAAGTTTAATTTCAAACTCATCTAATTTACGTTTTGTACCATCACTAGTAGCGGCTTCGTGCGCTAGTTTAGCTAACCGGACAGCACGATCTTTACGAGCTTGTAATATGTTCTTTTTGTTTATTTTACTAGCGTCGGGCAGGATCATATCATAATCTGCGACATCTGGGCTAGTGTAATAGCAATAGGTGTTTTTGCTTTTGTGAATCTCTTTTAGAATATCTTTATTATTTAGATAATTGTTACGAGCCATCCTTTGTTTCCTTTAAAGTTAGCACATACTAACATATTTAACCCCGTATGGTCAACCTTTTTAAAAAATTAGTTCTTTATGTTAGCCGTTAATACTGACCGATAAATACTTGTATGCCAGTGCTACCTAACCAACCTCTACAAACTACCCCGTCAAACCAAAACTCTAGTTTTGGCGCACAAGTAGGACAGTCTGTTGTTAACAGTTTACAGGGCTCTGTGGGCCTAAACCCGTTGATGAGTCGTCAAAACGTTAACAACATGTATGCCTACAGCGTTAATAACAGCAACGGGTATCGCACCGCCGGTCCTAATTTAATAGTTAATTATCCACAGGCCAGCTATGATTGGCGAGTACGTGTTAGTCTAGCACCAAATAGTAATTATTTTTATAACGATCCTAGTAATAGATTATTAAGTCCGTTAATCAGTGAAATTGGTAATAATGTAACCAGCTCTGTAGTACAATCAATAAACAATTTATTTGGGCCAAATGGACAAACTCGTGTTGGGGTAGTATTTCCATATACACCACAAGTTCAAATTACACATGCTGCAAATTATGCCGCACAAAAATTAACACACAATAATTATGCACAGTATTTTTATGAAAATTCAGAAGTACAGGCAATTAGTCTTAGTGGAGAGTTTACAGTACAAAACGTAAACGAAGGTCAATACTTGTTAGCGGCAATTTATTTCTTTAGATCAATTACTAAAATGTTCTTTGGCAACGATGGCATGGCTGGTAACCCGCCACCATTGGTATACTTAAACGGTTATGGACAATATTACCTGCCTAATGTTCCGTGCTTAGTAACTAATTTCAGTCATACCATGCCAGCAGACTGCGACTACATGGACGTTCCAGAACCTGGGTTAACTTATAATCCGGCAGTGACCAATCCGGTATTGAACAGTACACGCTTGCCAACTACTAGTACAATTACACTAAGTCTACAACCTGTATACAGTCGGTACGCACAGAGTCAACGATTTAGTCTTAATGACTTTGCTCGCGGCGCACTTGTTAATAGTGCTGGCGCTGGCTTACCAGCAACATCGTTTGGTGCTACTAGCCCTGCTCTTAACGGTGGACAAAGCGGTCCTGGAGGATTCCTATAATGAATTCTAATTATAAACACGCTAGTCCTTATTACAACACACCAACTTGGGGTCAGTTCCTTGATGTATGGAAGGGTGTAACCATACCTGCAGATGTGTCTGACGCACGTTATCAAATTGATCCCCCGTATAATCTACGTCCAGATTTATTAGCACACGACATGTACCAAGACAGTAACCTGTGGTGGGTGTTTGCCGTACGTAATCCCAATGTCCTACTAGACCCAGTGTTTAGTTTTGTAGCACCCACTATCATCTATGTGCCAACATTGAGTGTTGTAAAAACCGCATTAGGTTTATAATATGCCAGAGTATATACCAAGTGGTAGCGCAATTGATGCTGCAAGAGTTGCGGCCGATCAAGCGCAAGCTACAGCAAAAGCTGCTTTGGATAATTTACACGCCAACCCCGATGATCCTGCAGCAAAACAAGCCGCTATAGATGCAGTGAATGCTCACGGAGATGCAGTTCTTAACTATGCTAACGTTGCCTCTGGCGAAGTCCCTTCACTTAGTCCTGGAGATGTTGCTTCGTCCCCCGATCTTAGTTCAGCAATTCCGTCTACCGGATCAATAACTGGCGCAATATCTGGTGCGCTTGGCAGTTTAGTCTCTGGTGGCGTAAACGGATTAATAGGTAGCCTATTAGGAAATTTACTAGGTTCAACTATTCGAAAACCTGTGCCTACCGGTATTATTCCTAATCCTATGCACGATTATGCCAGCTGGACATACGCATTAAGTTTGTGGTGGCTGGATATTGGCGACTACAATAGCTTATCTAAAATTTCGGACATTGGAGTTGGTACTAATTTTCCTTTAGGACCAAACAGTTATGTAATTGCCGAAGATTCTGGACTATATCCTAGCCGTCGACTACCAACACAGTTAGGATTAAATTATAATATACAAGATGTAGACTTTGAAACCATTGTTGGGCTTAATTCAAAAAGTAAAACTAGTAACATGACTACGGGAAATATGACTATCCTTGAACCCTATGGAGTTACTTTTTTAGACAGTTTAGTTCAAGCATCAAATGTACTCGGTGGCGGAGTAGACAACTATACATCTCGCCCTTATATGTTACAAGTGGATTTTGTTGGGTATGATGATGCTGGCAATCCTGTTCCTAGTAGTCAAACTAATATCTATCGTAAGCGTTTTCCTATACATATAATAGGAATGAAAATTGAAGTTACTAGCAAAGGTGCAGAATATAAATTAGAGTTTGTACCAATGAGCGAGCAAGCCAAGCAAAAAGAATATGCTACTGTTCCCAAAAATATTACTGTTAATGCCAAAACAGTTGATGATTTTTTCAATGCTAAGATAGCAACTAGCTTTACAGCACAACTTAATGAATATTGGCGAGCAGAAGCTACAAAAAAATCAGTACAATATGCTGACAGTATAGAATTTAATATTGATAATGCTATCGGATCTTGTAAAATTGTTTACCCAAAACAGGCATCAATCCAACAGGCTAATCCTAATTCCAAGGGAATAGACCTGTCGACGGGAAATTTTAGTATCCCAGCAGGAACACAAATACAAGAAATTATTAATAAAATTATATTATCTTCTGATTACATGGTTGGACAATTAGGCCTAGACAAGCAAGAAGATAACCCGAGTAATGTACAAACTGGTGAAACCCAAATTCTTAATTCGTTTAAAACAACTGTAAGTAATACCTATGCAGGCACAGATGCAGGCGGCACACAAACAGTATCGGCGTTTGATAATATGAGAAATAACTATGCCAAGCATTTTACTTACAACATTCACCAGTACCCGGTGTATGACGCAAAGCACCCAGCAGCCCCAACAATGACAGATAGTAGACCGTATACTGTAAAATCTTACAATTATATCTACACTGGAAAAAATATTGATATCTTAGATTTAAAAATAAACTTTGATACCACATACTATACAGCAGTTAATTCATATACGACAGAAAAAGCAAGTACTAATTCTACTCCTAGTACTGCCATTGATAGTATTTTGGATTACGGTGCTAGTTTATTATTAAGCCCGCAATTATTGGGTTCCTTGGGGATATTGCCTGGCCTTAATCAAATTAAAAATTTAACACCACTTAGATACAAAAACATTGTGGGCGATCAAAGAGATAATGGCATGGGAATTATTAATGATCCTGCTAAACAAACAGCGGCCAATGTTCAACGATCTTTACTAACCGATCAAAAACAAGAAATGATTAGTTTAGATTTACAAATAGTTGGCGACCCAACTTTCCTTAAACAAGACGATTGGTTATATAATCCCAATCCCAATGCTAGTGGTATCTTCAATGGCGCATTAAGTCAATTTGATCTAGCACAAAAATATGGTCAGATTAAAATGGATGGTGGAGAATTAATTGTATCAGTACGAATTAATACGCCACAGGATCTTGACTCAGACATTACTAATCAGGGATTAATGTATCCCCCAATTGGGTCAGTCCCTAGTTTGTTTAGCGGACAATATAAAGTTATTTCAATAAAAAATACTTTTACTGGCGGCAAATTTACACAGGCACTTAGTTTAATACGATTATCAAACAGTGATATTATCGATAGTTCTGCGCCTACCAATCTTGGACGCGGTGCTGTTGGAATATTACAAAATAGTTTAAATTCTCTTAATAACACAGTTCAAGGCGCAGTCAACGGAGTGGTAGGACAAGCAGTTGGTGCAGTTGGCACGGCCGCAACTAATTTAGGACAAAGTGTATTGGGATTGGCAAATTCTACACTGGGTAGTCAAAGTCAGTCCGCGGGCGATTCTGCATCCGGGCAAGCCACACTTGACAGCGCCGGTGCTGTTAGTTCAGAATATGATGCAACACGTTGGGGTGAAGGATAATTATATAACATGGCAACAAATAATATACGTTCCTCAAAAGCCGATCCAGCAACCAAGGCCGACGGCTCGTCTGGCGTAACCATTGATGCTGGCCCGTACGAAGCTATAGTAGTCAAGCACGTAGAAGGCACACGCTCTGGACAAATGCTGGTTTATATTCCAGACTTTGGCGGAGTTAAAACAGATCCAGATAGTCAAATTTTAGTTAGTTACTGTAGTCCATTCTATGGAAAGACATACGGAACAGACAGCCAAGATTCGGATTCCAACGGCACAGATGCACAATGGAGTACAGGACAAAGCTACGGTATGTGGATGGTGCCGCCTGACGTAGGTAATAAAGTTTTAGTAATATTTGCCGCCGGTGACAGAGGACGTGGTTATTGGATTGGCTGTATCTACGACAGCCCTAGTCATCAAATGGTTCCTGCCTTAGGAAGAAACGTAGGCACTACAACAAAACCACCCAATCCTGATGATGGCTTACCTACAGATATTAATAGTCCAGTAGTTGAAGCATATTCGGGCTCTAAAGAAGCATCTACACCTGATGCTATTGCATCTACTCCGCGCTACGTACATCAATATCAAAATACTGTATTAGTAAATCAAGGACTTAACACAGATAAAATACGCGGAGCCATTAGTTCTAGTAGTTTGCGAGAAGCACCTAGTAATGTGTATGGCATTAGCACACCTGGTCCGTCAATTACTAAAACACAACAAACTAATTCTGCCGTTGGTGAAGATTCAAAACAGGCAGTCATAGCTCGCAAAGGCGGGCATTCATTTGTAATGGACGACGGCGATAAGAATGGTGTAGATCAACTTATACGTTTGCGTACAACAAACGGCCACCAGATATTAATGAATGATAAAGAAAACATTCTTTATATTGCCAGCTCAACTGGATTACAGTGGCTAGAGTTTAGTCACGATGGCAGCATTAACATCTATGCTAAAGGTGGCATTAATATTCGTTCCGAAGAAACAATTAACCTACATGGCGATAAAGGAGTAAACATCAGTACTCCGGAAACAGTAAACATACATGGTGATAGCGGAGTAAATATAACTTCGTCACAAGATGTTGCTGTTAATGCTCTGTCTAGTGTTACTGTAGCAAGCGATGGAACTTTAGATTTAAGTGCCAGTGGTACTGCTACTATTGCCACGGGGGGTACAATGAACATTGGCTCTGGCGATGTTATTAATATAGACGGTAGTAAACTTAATTTAAACAGTGGTAGCGCACCTTCGCCACTTCCTGTAGCAATTGATCAAAATAGTTTACCTGATGTAACATACGATGGAACAGTATGGTCATTTAGTCCCGGATCAATCGATAGTATGTGTACCGTAGCACCGGCACACGAACCTTGGACAGACAGTCCAGGTACAGCTAAGAGACCTGCACCGGTATAATTATGGATCTAGGAATACAAGCCGCCGCCGGATTACCAATTGCCAACACGCTTCCAGCAAGTTGGTTAGGACGCAGTGACATGCCTTTGAGTCCACCATCGTGGGCCACTATCCCTGCATTGTCTAACGTACAGTTAAGAAATTTGTTGGCACAGATAGCTTATAATGAAAGTGCATGGAATTACAATTTAATTGGTGATGACAACAAACTTGGTAGATATCAGTTTGAAGTGCAGACATTAGAAAATTACGGCCTACTGGCAAAAGGTAGCGTAGCCGCATATGGTTCCGATGCGGTTAATTATCGCCATAGTTGGCAATCAACTTACAGCCCATACGAAAATTATTTTTATAACACCAAGAGTTTAAGTGGTTTTTTAAAAAATTCGTCAGCACAAGAACATCTAGCTTATCAATGCATTGTGGACTTATATACAGCAAGTACAAATGTGGGCACAATACAAGACACAGATTTGGCTCAAACAGCAGCCGGAATGATATATGTAGCATGGACTTTAGGTGTAGGTGCTGGCCCAACTACAAGTAACAGCAACGGCACTGGTGCATGGGCCTGGAGATATAACAACGTAGGAAACGGTGCAAATAATTTCAACAGCGGACGTTACGCTATGGCTGTTTTAAGTCAATAAATACTATTATGAGCATAATATATCGCGGATTTAGCACCCTAGTTAGCAAGAAGAAGTATAGCCTTACGGACTATGCTTTAGCCAAGCAGGACTTAATCAACTATTTTCACATTCGCAAAGGGCAAAAGCTCATGCAACCAAGTTTTGGTACTATCATTTGGAACCAAATGTTTGAGCCATTAAACGAAACTACTCGCGATATCATCAGTAACGATATTAAACGTATTGTAGGCTACGATCCTAGATTACAGGTTAATAACGTATCAGTAACTGAGCAAACCAACGGGTTACAAGTAGAAATAACACTGACTTATATACCAGCAAATCAAGTTGATACTATTAGTATGAACTTTAACAAGCACTCCGCAACTTTGACTACAAATTAACTGGCCATATAATTTTACCTGATAAATATTGAATATAGGTAAAAAACACATATGGCCCAAACAACACGTCAAACAAATCTACTAGTAAATCAGGACTGGACTAAAGTCTACCAATCATTTACTAACGCAGACTTCACTAGTTACGACTTTGAAACACTTCGTAACTCAATGATCAACTATTTAAAAAACTATTATCCAGACACATTCAATGACTTCTTAGAAAGTTCAGAATATCTAGCCCTAATTGATATGATTGCCTTCTTGGGGCAAAGTCTAAGTTTCCGCACAGATTTAAACGCACGTGAAAATTTCATTGATACAGCACAAAGACGTGATAGTATACTTAAACTAGCACGTATGCTAGCCTACAATCCGACCCGCACACAAAGCGCAAGCGGATTATTAAAGTTTGACAGCGTCAGTACTACAGAAAGCATTACAGACAGTAGCGGTATTAACTTATCTAACTCTACAATTTATTGGAACGACTTAACAAATAACAATTGGTTAGAGCAGTTTACTACAATTATCAACGCTACTCTAAACACAGGACAAGCAGTAGGTAAACCGGCCAATAGCCAAGTTATTAACGGAATTCAAACCGACGAATACAGTATCAGCCTAAACAATAATAGTTTACCTGTAGCACCATTTACATCACCAATTCAAACTACACCCGTGACATTTGAAGCAGTTAGTGCCACCACGAGCGGACAAACATATATCTATGAAAATCCTCCAGTGTTGGCCAATAAGTTTAATATTCTTTATCGTAACGATAATAATGGTAATAGCAGTAACAACACTGGGTTCTTTGTTTACTTTAAACAAGGTTCGCTACAAGCTACAAACTTTACTGTTCAAAATGCCATTCCGAATAACCTAGTGCCGGTCAATAGTAATAATATTAACAATTCAGATCATTGGCTGTATGGATTAAATGTCAGTAATGGTATTCAAACAGTATGGACACAAGTGCCAGCATTAAATGGTGTTAATGTTGTTTACAATTCTTCGACAGATAAAAATTTATATCAAATTGCCACACGTAATAGTGACCAAGTTACGCTAGTATTTGGAGACGGCAGTTTCTCTAATGTTCCACAAGGTAGTTTCCGTTTTTACTATCGTACTAGTAACGGACTAGCATACACAATTACTCCAGACGATTTAGCTGCGGTAACTATTGCTTTCCCATATATTAGTTCTAGTGGTAGCGTTGAAACTTTAACAGTTGTGGCAAGTTTAAAATACACAGTGACTAATGCTACCGCAGCACAAAGTCTTCAAAGTATTAAGACATACGCACCACAACAATACTACACACAGAATCGTATGATCACTGGCGAAGACTACAACATCTTCCCACTAACAACATTCACAAGTATTCAAAAGGTCAAAGCCGTTAACCGTACAAGTTCTGGTGTAAGTCCTTACTTAGATAGTTTAGACCCAACTGGAAGTTTTTCTAGTACAAACATTTTCTGTGATGATGGATATATATCGGCTAACACCACTATAGGATCAGACACATTTAGTTTCTTGACTACTAACGATATCTATTCAGCAATTTATAATAATATTATTCCTATTGTTAGTTCGCCTGAAATGGTTAACTACTACTATGCTAACTACGAAAGATATACTCCAACACACAGCAACGTTACCTGGGTACAAACAGGTAATTCAACTTCAAGTAGCTATGGTAACTTAACCTATAATGGTAATGTAATCAATGTTGGGTTGGTAGCTAGTGGTAATTTGAAATATGTCTCGGCAGGCGCCAGTTTACAATTTTTAACTAATATTAATGCTAATGCTACTACATTCTATTCAACAGTTACCAGTACCGTAGGTAACACACAGACTTATTTTGGCATGAATGTGCCAACAGGATCAATCGTAAAAACGATTATTCCTACATTTAAAAATGATTTTAGTAGCGCATTGATTTCTACTATTGCTACACAAGTATCTGCCAAAGTTAATTTTGGGTTAACATACGATCAAGCGAATCAAGTTTGGACAAATATTCCTCCGGCCAATATTGGTACAGATACAACATGGTTGCTGAAGTTTACCTATACTGCCGGATTGTATAACATTCAATATAAAAAACTTACCTATATATTTGGTAGTGCTAGTGAAACAAAGTTTTACTACGACCCAAGTGTAAAAGTCTATGACAGCGTAATTGGTGCTAACATCAGTGACATTGTTAAAATTTTAAAAATTAACACTGCTCCGGGGCATACATATCAACTTGATAACGACATTGTATGGAATATCTACAATGTTATTACCGACGCCGACGGGTATGTGCAAACTGGCAATGTATTAGTTAGTAGTCCACAAACACAAATGCTTGGTGTTCCTGATAATCCCGACTTATTTACAACAGTGGTAGATGGAAATTCTTATCGTGATAGTTTATACTTCCAATATAAACACAACAGTCCAAGTCGTAATCGTATTAATCCTACACCGGTTAACATTGTTGACCTATATGTTCTTACAGCCGACTATGCTACAAGTTATGTTAATTGGTTAAGAGACACTACAGGATCACTAACAGAACCTGTAGCACCAACAACAAGTAGTTTAGAAATTGCCTATAGTACCCTAGACAATTTTAAGCCAGTTAGCGATACAATCATTTATAACTCTGCTAAGTTTAAGCCATTATTTGGAGCCAAGGCAGATCCTAGTTTACAAGCACGTTTCCAGGTAGTTATTAATCCTGCTGTGAGTTTAACTCCAAACGAAGTCAAGACACAGGTTATTAATGCTATTAACGCTTACTTTGATGTAAACAACTGGAACTTTGGTGACACATTCTATTTCAGCGAATTAGCTGCTTACTTACATACTACCTTAGCACCTAATATTGCCAGCGTTTTAATTGTACCGGTCGACGATACTTTAGTATTTGGTAACTACTTCCAAATTAACGCAGAACCCTGGGAAATTATTACTTCCTCCGCAACAGTAGACAACATCGATATTATTAGTGCCGTCACAGCCGCACAACTTAATCTTGGAAATAACATAATAGGTACATATTAATGGCCGTAACTAATACTTTAAATTTATTACCAGAACCGTTTAGATCGGTTACTAACCAACGCTTCCTTGGCGCCACTATGGATCAATTGGTTACTGATGCTGCCAATGTCCCTGTTAATGGATATATTGGCCGTACATTTGCTCCTACCTATAAACTAGGTGACAACTATGTACCTGAACCAACTACTAATAGAGCAAATTATCAGCTTGAACCAAGCGTGGTTATTCGTGATGATAATGGCGACGTAATACATAACAGTGAATACATTGACTTATTACAAAGTATTAGCAATGCCGGTAATACCTCAACTAATCAACAAAGATTATTTGGTACACAGAGTTATAACTATGATGGTCATTTTGACTACGATAAGTTTGTAAACTATCATAATTACCATTGGTTACCTAACGGTCCTGCAAGCGTCACAGTTACATCTAGCAAGACGCCAATGACTGCTGATTATACTGTAACACGAAATACCGCAGTAGGCGGCTATACATTCAGTGGACTTGGTGGTCATCCTGATCAACAGATAACCTTAGTTCGTGGAGGCACCTATACATTTACCGTTGATCAACTTGGTAACAAATTTTGGATTCAAAGTTTGCCTGGGGTCGATGGTGTTGATGTTGCTATACCAACGGTAAACACACGCGGCGTATATGGTGTTGAAAACAATGGCACCGATCTTGGTGTTGTAAAATTCACAGTACCTTTAAAATCGTCACAAGATTTTTATATAGCTATGTCAACTCCTGTTGGGGCTAATAATGTAAATGCAGCGGTAACATTTAAGTATAGCGATATTCAAAATTCTTTATTAAGCGATTTTCTTGGTCGATTCCCTGAGGGTCTAGACGGCATCACTAATCAGTTACAAGGTAAAACATTTATCTTTATTGGGAATGACACCAACATGGCTGACTGGGAAGCACCAACTGGATTTGATAGTGTAACTGGCGCATATGATACTGTTACCAATACTCCTGTGCCAGTAGTTACTCGTCCGAGTGTATGGCAAGTTAATTTAGTACCTAGCGGATCTGATTATGTAATTCAAATCCTGCCAATGGTTACAATTACACCACAACAGCCTAAGGTGTTTATTACATCTGGTAAAACGTATGCAGCTAATCAATTTTGGTTAGATTCAAATTATAATTATCAACAAGTGCCATTGATTACCGCCACAGCAGATTATCTATACTATCAAGATAGTAGCAATCCTGAGTTTGTGGGCGAAATAAAATTAGTTGATAACGTAAGCACTCCAATTGATATTGAAAATGACATCATTGGAATGACAGGCTACACAAGCCCAACCGGAGTAATTTTTACCAACGGGCTAAAAGTTCGTTTCGATACATTAGTAACTCCTGACACCTATGCTAATAATGAATATTATGTAGAAGGCGTTGGCGTAGGAATTATGTTAGTTCCAGTTGCACAATTAGTTGTGCCGGAATCTTTTGGTGGACACATTAGTACTACTCCAGATTACATTACTATTAATCGCAGTAGTCAAGACCGTAATCCTTGGACTCGTAGTAATCGTTGGTTCCATAAAGATGTATTAGAAGCCACAGCTACTTACAATCAATCTAGCGTAGATTACGGCCCTAATATTTTTGGCCGTCGTGCTATCATCGAATTTGAACCCAATTTACAATTATATAACTTTGGCAAACACGCCAAGAATACAGTTGACTTAATTACCTTTGCGTCAACTGATGCGTTTGTTGAAATCGAAGGCCCACAGACCTATCCAGTAAATAAGACCATAGATGGTGTAACATTAACACAGGATATGCGTGTAATCTTTGCCAATGACTATGACAAATTAATTGAAAACAAAGTATGGCAAGTAGATTTTCAAACTATTAACAGCGAAGTATTTGTAAGGCTACTTGAAACAACAGATGATCCTGTTGTTGCTGGTGAGTGCGTAACTGTTACGCAAGGTACTACTAATGCTGGTAAAACTTTTTGGTTTGATGGAACCAATTGGCACGATAGTCAAGTAAAATCTACAGTTCAACAAGCACCATTATTTGATTTAGTTGATTCCGACGGATATAGTTTTGCTGATGCAACTATGTACCCTAATTCAACTTTTGCTGGTACCAAAATATTTGGATATCCGATGGTTTTGGGTACCAATGACCCGGTACTTGGATTTCCGTTGGCATACCAAAACTTTAATAATATTGGTGATATTGTTTTTCAAGATTACTATATTTCTGATCAGTTTACCTATACAACAAATATCACAACTAGCAACACCTCAACATTAAATTGTAGTGCTGGCTATATTTTAAAAAATTCTAGTCTAACCGATACTATAAAATTAAACAACTGGACACCCAATTTAGAAACATTGGAACAATATCAGGTTATTACTAAATTCTACGAAGGGTATCAAGTTCCTATCAACGGAACAAATTACACATTTGTACAAATTGATGTATTGCCAAGAGATTCAGCAACTGTTCCGCATTTAAAAGTTTACCTAAACAATACACTACTAAATCCCTACACCGACTTAGTTACTACAGCCGATTCCAGTGGTAATACCATCTTGGGTATAAGCTGGGTGGGAATTTATCCAGTGGTGGCATTAAAAAATACCCCAAGACTTGGCGATAAGATCGATGTTAAGGTATTAAGCGATTCGATTAGCGAACTTGGATTTTATGAAATACCAAGTAACCTTGACTTTAATCCATTAAATCAAAACTTTCCAACAGTTAAGACCAACGTTGGTTTAGTGCCTACTGCTATTACTTTAGGACAACTTAGAACACACTATAACAAACTAATAGAAAATACTACAATAAGCCCTGCTACGGCTGTACCTAATCAGGATCGCTACTTAAAAGCACAAGGCGGAACACTATTACAACATAGTAGCCCAGTTGTTTATGGTATGACCTTCTTAACTGATCCTAAAGTTAGTTTTGTTGATGGTATTACATTAGCAAGACAAGAATATACAAGATTTAAAAATAAGTTTTTAAGTTTATGCGAAAGCCTACGTACACTAGACTATACAAACCCACAATCTGGTGTAGATACAATATTACAAAATATTAATAGTGTTAAAAATTCTAGTTTCCCGTGGTACTATAGCGACATGGTGCCGCAAGGCAATAATTATAATGAAATTGTTTATCCAGTTTTAAATGCTCGCCAGACTGCATATGAAATTACTAGCATTTTTAATATTGCAAAATTAAGCAATCGTGCTGTATTGGTATATCATAATGGCATTCAATTAATAGCCAACAACAATGAATACTATTATGATCAAAGCACTCCCAGAATTGTAATTAATGTTCCTTTAGCAGTAGGCGATACTATTACTATACGTGATTACTTGAATACAGACGGAAACTACATTCCAGAAACCCCGGTTAAGTTAGGATTAGCTCAGGCATATTCTCCGGCAAAGTATTTAGATACAACATATCAAACACCTATTATGGTTATTCGTGGACACGATGGTAGTATTACCCCTGCATTTGGAGACTTCCGCGACGACTATCTATTAGAACTTGAAAAACGGATCTACAATAACATTAAAGTTAATTACAATTCGTTAAACATTTTAAATCAATACAATACTATTCCTGGTCGTTTTCGGTCAATTGATTATAGTTTAGCAGATTGGGATCAACTACTTACAAAGAATTTTCTACAATGGGTAGGTAGTAACAATATTGACTATACAACCAACACATGGTTTGATGCTAATAATCCTTGGACATGGAACTACAATCAATTTACTGATGTAGTAGATGGTAGTTACCTACAAGGCTCTTGGCGTGCCGTTTACAAATACTGGTTTGACACAGACCAGCCACACTTAGCACCTTGGGAAATGTTAGGCTTTGTTGAAATGCCAGACTGGTGGGAAACACGCTACGGTCCAGCACCATATACTAGCGGCAATACAACTCTATGGGAAGACTTAGAAGCAGGTTATATTTGGAACAGCAATGATAGTTTGGCCTATACCAACACACAATTTGCTCGCCCTGGCCTACTTAACTTTATTCCTGTAGACCCTGCGGGCAATTTGTTAAATCCAGTAGATGCACATTTAGTACGTCAAATGAATACGGTATCGGCAAGTAATTCCTTCCAAGTTGGTCATCAAGGTCCTGTTGAAACCGCATGGCGTCGTAGTAGTGACTACTTATATGCTGTGCAACAAGCACTGGCATTAGCACGTCCGGCTGAATATTTTAGTACACAAATTGACCTAAGTAGATTTTATAAAAATCCCGTCACCGGCCAATTTACTGATGTAATTAATCAAAAAATATCGCCTAGCTTGTTGGTAGTTAACGGTGATACTAAAACTGTACCCGGGACTACATTACGTACAGCTGGATATCTAAACTGGATTACAGACTACATTAAAAACTTTGGTATGGATCCTGTTACTAAAGTTGAAAGTTATTTTAAGAATTTTAATGTACAGTTAGCTTACCGTGTTGGTGGATTCACAGATCAAAATTTAATTACTGTGAAAGCAGAACAGACAAGTCCCGGCAGTACTAATGCTAGTGTTATCATTCCTAATGAAAATTACACAGTATATCTAAACAAGTCAGTTCCTGTTAATAAAATTTCATATAGTGCGGTAATTGTATCAAGGACTGAAACTGGTTATAGCGTAGCAGGATACGATACTACAAATCCATATTTTGTTATTGAGCCCAGTGTAGCAAATAATCAATCTACTACATTAACAGTAAACAACTTGACAGTAAAACTATATCAAAAGAGTAGTAAAGAAACTGTTTCAATACCTTATGGTACTACGTTTACCAGTGTACAACAAGTTTCCGATTTCTTAATTAGTTATCAACGTCATTTGGTTAACCAGGGATTTAAATTTGAACAGTTTGATACAGAGTTAGAAATGACCCGCGACTGGACGTTGAGCATCAACGAATTTTTATTCTGGGCACAACAAGGTTGGAACGCAGGCGTATTAATTGTACTAAATCCAATTAAAGATACCCTTGATGTACAAACTATTGGCAATACAGTAGATGAAATTACAAATTATCCTAACGGCAGTCGACTACTAGATGTAAACTTTAGACCAATTAAGAATAACAATTTTAATATTTTACGTTCAGATTATCCTGGCAAGAATCAAACGCAGATAACCACAGTTGATGGATTAAGCACTATTGCATTTGCTGAGTTACATCTAGTGCAGTTTGAAACTACATTAATTTTTGATAACGTAGATAACTTTGGCGACATACTATACATTCCTGAACAAGGCACACGCCAGTATCGTTTAAAACTAACTGGTGTAAAAACTGGCTTCTGGGACGGTGCATTAAGTGCGGCTGGATATATCTACAGTAATCCAGTTATCAATGTATGGCAACCTAATACAGATTATAAGCAAGGTGATATTGTTTCTTACAATAATTCTTACTATACTGCGCCCAATGACATTGTAGCTAACTTAGCATTTAAATTAAGTCAGTGGACACAGATAAGTTTATCTGCGCTACAAACTGGCTTATTACCTAGCTTTGGCCACAATGCACAAGTCTTTGAAAACATTTATGATATTGATAATCCGCCACAGGACAAAAACTATCAATTGTTTAGCTCTGGCTTAATTGGATTCCGTGAGCGCCCATTTTTAAGTAATTTGGGAATTGATATCTCTACACAGACTAAGTTCTATCAAGGATATATCAAACAAAAAGGTACACAAAATGCTATTACAGCATTAACTTCTGCTACCTTTGACACAGTTAATAGTACTATTAACACCTACGAAGAATGGGCATTCCAAGTTGGCCGCTATGGGGATATTGATAATAACCAATATACAGAGTTTGTACTTGATCAAAGTGTATTCTTAACTAACCCTGTAGCATTTACTTTAACTGATAATTATGATACTGGTAATATCATTGTTAATCTAGCAGTGACTGGTAGTAACACAACATCTAATGTTTATAACGCTAGTAATATCGCTAGCACAGTGACTTCTATTTACAATGATAGAACACAAAGCTCATATACAACAGACGTACCAAGTTGCGGTTATGTAAATCTTGCCGATATTGATTATCAAATATTTGATATTGCTAAAATTACTCAAGTTCCAGCCCTAACAGAAGGTAAAAAACTTTGGGTAGCTAAAGATTTTAACTCTGGATGGAATGTTTATAGAACTGCCAATACTGGTGTTATAGCAACAACCCTTAATTATACTTTAGACAATTATGCTCAGTTGGTATTTAATTCTAGTCATGGATTAAATGCCGGAGACTATTTTGTATTACAAAACTTTAATACTAGTTACAATGGTATGTATCAAGTTAATGCGGTCAATGACTCTACAAGCATTAAGATTATTATACCTTCTAAGACAGCATTAGTTACTGCTCAAGGAAAAATAACGGGCATTGGATCAGTTTTTAAACTTGATTCAATGGTAATTGATACATACAGTCAAATTGGGTTTATCACACCAACGGCTGGCTGGATTGCCACTGACAGAGTATGGGTAAACACCGACACACAACCTGGCGCAACTGGCTGGGCAGTATACACATATGATGGTGCCACATGGTCAAGAACACGTCAAGAACAACCCCGGGTTGATATCACAAGTATTAACAGAACATTTATCTATAACAAAAATAACAATGTTATCTTGGCTGCACTCGATTACATCGATCCAGCAAAAGGTAAAGTATTAAATACGGTGGGAGCCGACATTGACTTCCGATTAACACGCGATCCTGCACTATATAATGCCGGAAACCTTACAGTATATTTAGATCATCATTGGGGACCACAACAAGTTGGTAAGATCTGGTGGAACTTAGATGCTGTTCGTTATATTGACTACGAACAAGACAAATTAATTTATAGAATGAACCATTGGGGCGACGCTTTCCCTGGTAGTAACATTTTAGTTTATGAATGGGTTGAAAGTCCAGTTCTACCTAGCCAATATCTTTCTGTAGTAGGCGATGGTATTCCGTTACATAACGATGACTCTGCTTATAGTACATATGGTACTGTTGGACCAACCGGTGCTGTAACTGCTAATTACTATTTCTGGGTAATTGGTAAGACAAGTATTAATACACAAGCTGGAAAATCAAACAGCGTATATGGTATTACTACCGCTATTGTTAATCCTCAAGCACAAGGTATTCCCTATACTACAGTATTGCGCAACGATACCGTTGCATTATATAATGTTAATAACTCTTTAATTGGTACAAGTAGCATACTACATCTTGGTAGTCGTAGTACTGATGCTGGCCTAATACATAGTGAATATGCATTGGTGCAAGAAGGTAGTCCTGCAAGTATTTTACCTCCAGTTATCAAGCGCAAATTAATAGACAGTCTTGCTGGACAAGATGGCGCAGGCAATGCAGTACCAGATCCTACATTAACACCAGCTCAAGCATATGGTATTAGTATTCGTCCACGTCAGAGTTTGTTTATTAATCGTAACTTGGCATTAACCAATTACTTAACTATAGTTAATAATAATTTATTGAGTTATCCTGTAGTTGAACGTAAGTTATTAACTGTACTAAACAGCGAAGAGTCTGTACCTCATACAGATTCTGGATTATATAGTTTAATAGTTGATACTCGTGCTGAATTGAATTATGTAGATACCGTGCCATTAAGCATAGGATATCAAGTTTTAGTTGATGCCGACGAAACCAACCTCGGCAAGTGGGCCATTTATTCTTGGTCTGGTGATGCGTGGACTTTATATCAATTACAAAGCTACAAAACAAATTTATATTGGTCAAAAGTTGATTGGTATCAACCCGGTTACGACTATACTGTGGCACCCAATGTTACTGTAACTAATCGTCTTGAATTTGGTAAACTAACCTTAGCGGCTAATACTTACGTTAAAGTATTAAACAACGGTAGTAATCAATTTGAAGTTTACTACATTGACAATAACTTAAATCAAAATTTAGTTGGTATACAAAACGGTACACTACAAATTAATACAGGCACAATTCCTGCACTAGAGCTAAGACAGATTTTAACAGCCGTGCAAAATGAAATCTTAGTTGACGATTTAGCCACCAAGTATAATCAATTATTCTTTACAATGGTTAAGTATGCATTGTCTGAACAAAAGAATATTGAATGGGCATTTAAAACTAGTTTCTTGAGTGCAACACAGTATATTCGCGCACTAGCACAGTTCCCAAGTTACATTGCCGATAACCAAGACTATTATCTTGACTACATTAACGAAATAAAACCATATAGAACCACAGTTCGTGAGTTTGTTGTTGATTATCAAGGTCTTGATACTTATGGAAGTGATGCTACCGACTTCGATTTGCCGCCATATTATGATGCTAACGTAGGATACTACCGCAGTCCAAATGGTGAACAACCATACGATGCTACTACATTAAGTAGCGGAGTATACAGTCAATGGAATAACAATTACACATATCAAGTAGTTGATGTTATGATAGAACGTCCCGGGACAGGTTATACAATGGTACCACAAGTGGTCATTGCGGGGGATAGTGGCACAGGTGCTGCTGGTTATGCTACGCTAGATGGTTACGGCGGAATTGCCAGTGTTATTATTACTAATCCTGGTAGTGGCTATACAACTGCCCCTGCGGTTACAATCAATGGTGTTGGCACTGGAGCAACTGCACGTGCCGTACTACGCAATGTGTTTGATGGTAATAACACTGGACACAATGTGATTAGAAGTATTCAAACTACAATAAAATTTGACCGGGTTGGATATACGGCCGCTAATACTTTTGTATTTTGGAACACAATCACCTCGGCTAATATTGGACAAATCATTCCACCTGATACAATACTTGTTCTAGACAGTAAGTTTTATCGTTTAGATACAGATTACACAGTTGATTCTGGTATAACATTCCCTGTTACTGATATTACACAAGTTTACGCTGGTGACTTTGATAATGCCAATGATCGTATTGTTGCTTACCGCGGCAATATTGACCTTACCTTAACGCAATCTGGATTAAACTATCCAGGGGTTATTGTAGACGGTAATACATTTACTGGCAATGTGTATGATAGTGTAATACAAAGCCGCTACACTGACAGTCTTGGGGTTAATCCAAGTGATATTATTGTTGATGGCGGCGAGTACGTAGATCGTTTTGAAAGTTATGCTCCGGAAGAGTTTGTTCCTGGGCGTATGTACGACAGTTTAAATCTAACAGTTCAAGATACTGACCACTTGGCATTCAGATTATTTGAAGATATGAATACGTTCTATAACAGTTATAGAATTACTTCGTCTAATACTACGGTATTAACATCAAATTTATATTTAACTGATACTTCAATACTGGTTGACAATGCCGCAGTATTACCATTACCGTCTCCCACACAGAATCAACCTGGTGTAGTTTTCATTAACGGCGAAAAAATTGTTTATTGGAGAAATTATGCCCTTGAGCATAAAATTGGGTGGTCGGCAAATACTGTAATTGCCACACATAGTTTAATAACCAACTCTGGTAATTTATATCTGACTACTGGTAATGTTTATGGTGCTTACTTTGCTAATGTAGCGTCAAATGTTACGCAGGTGTCGGCTAATACCATTGCTCAAATCCGCCGAGCAGTTGATGGAACTAGTCCAGCACCGATGCATCCAATTGGTAGCCAAGTAATTGATTCTAGTATACAACAACTAATACCCGGATCTGCTAATAGTAATGTGGTATTATCCCATACCACTGTTTATACAGTAGCAGATAAACCAAGTTTGGGCGTTGTCTTAACAGGAAACGTAACTGGTAAACTAGGCGACGTAATTACTCAAACACAAACAGTTGATGCATGGCAAGCAAATACAAATATCGCTGTAGGTCAATTAACATATTACAGTGGTAATAGTTATACTGTTACCGGTAATGTATACGGAGTGACATTTAGTAGTATATCTAGTAATGTTGCGTTAACATTTGCTGGAAACACAAGCAATATATCTACAATGATGTTACTAGAAACGGTAACAGACACTAAATTAATTCCAGTTATATTGCTCAATGGTAATATTGCCGGATCACCGGTTAGATACGACTCTGGAACAGTTGTAGGAACAACTGGCACATACGATGCTTTTAGTACTGACCCAGAATATGCTTTTGGACCTGGTGGAATTCCACCATACAATACCGCAGTTGAATACTTAGGCGGGGGCGATGGATTTGATAACACCGTCGGAACCGTACATATAAATGGAGTAGATACTGGAGTTTTTGTTACAAACTCTTATATACTAGGTAAAGTTAATTCTTCGGCAGAAGTAATATTAAGTACTGGCACACGAGTTACACAGAGCAATGTTTGGTATAGTCCAGGCGTAGGAACACCGAGCAATGGGTTACCGCTAATAAACAGCAATACCCCAGAAGCAGTATTCTTAAAAGCCAGCAGATACTACTAGACCGGATAAACACCTATGATAAATACTGATAACAAACAAAATTTAGAGGAAAAAGCAGTGGAAAATACACTAAAACAGCCAGACGAGCGCACAGGAATCTATGTCCGTGGGCACATCAAAATTAGCGATGTAACCGAGGCCGATAATCATATTGTTCTAATCGATAAACCCAACGCTATTCACTATGAAAACTTTAGCCAAGCACTAGCTTGGTCGATTGCTAACAAAGGTGAAAACTATATCTATGAAATGACGTTTGGCAATGGCGGCACTAGTGTTGATCCTACTGGAATTATTACATATTTGCCTACAAATACAGTAGGACAAAATGCTAACTTATACAATCCAACATACAGTAAGATTGTTGATGATACAGCAACCGCAAATATTAACCCAGTTAATAATAAAATGACTATCGCACACATTCCCGGTACTGTGTACACTGACATTTTAGTTAGTTGTCTATTAGACTACGGCGAGCCAAGTAACCAATCAAACTTTGATAATAGTCAAAACTTAAACGGTACTTATGTGTTTGACGAATTAGGCCTACGCGGACGTAGCACAGATGGCACAAGTGGTTTAACCTCAACCGGGTTATTGTTAACGCACGTGGTGTTTATGCCTGTGCAAAAAAGTTTAAACAGATTAATTCAAGTTGACTATACTGTGAGAATTCAAACCTTAACAAATTTAAGTTCAATTGGATAGTAAATTATGAGTTATATTATTAACAAAACCAATGGTGCAGTTTTATCAACAGCAATTATGTCAGATGGTAAATTGCTAGATGGTACCATTGATGCTAGCACAGGCATATCCCTAATTGGTCAAAACTATCCTAACTACGGGGAAGTACAAAATGAAAATTTTGTAAGATTGCTAGAAAACTTTGCTGATGCAAATCCTCCTACAGTTAGTTTATCAGCTCTAAGCGCACTAACTGGAACAGTATGGTATGATACGGTTAATAAAAGATTGCGTGTATACGATGGCACAGACTGGAATGTAATTGGATTACCGGCCGGAACTATATTGCTATGGCATAATTCAGTGGGTGCAGTACCTTCTGGGTTTTGGGTATGCGATGGTACCAACGGCACCCTTAACTTGACAGCAAGTGCTTTACCCGGAACAAGTTACATACAGAAATTGGCCTAAAATTTAGATAAGTACAAGATAACGGAATAAGAAATGGCATATACACTAACAACAAGCGACGGATCACTGGTAATTACTATTCCAGATGGTCAATTTGATAATACTACAAGTTTGACTCTGCCTGGTCCAAACGCTGTTGGATATGGTCAATTTCTGGATCAAAACATATTACAATTATTAGAAAACTTTGCGTCTAATACCAGCCCCAGTGGCGAAAGCGTACAAGGGCAACTTTGGTTTAATAAAAGTAGCAAGACTTTAAATGTCTTCACTGGCGACCAAGGATACTTACCGGTTTCGGGAATTATTGTTTCTACCGGCCAACCAGTTAATGCTAACGCAGGCAATACATGGTATGACACAACTCGTAATCAATATTTTTTCTACGATGGAGCTAATTGGACTTTAATAGGTCCTACCTATACCAAAGCACAAGGGGTCAGCGGAGCAATACCAATAAGTATTGGCGATGCTAGTTTAGTTGGCGTATCTCATAATGTTCTTCAATTACAATTTGGCAATAATATATTAGCTATTTTAAATAGTGATGCTTCATTTGTGCCAACTCCACTCACAGATGGGTTTCCTCGTATTTTCCACGGACTTACATTAAACAATAATTTATTTCCAGGCAACGATCAATTTTATACAAATGCAAATACTGCGGCATACTTGCCTGTAGACCCTACTATTGTTGGTATTCAAAGTAACATATCAACTCTAACTTCAACAGTTGCAACTAATTTAGCAACAACCAATGCTAATATTGTTACTGCAAACAATGCGGTCCGCAATGCGGTAGTAAGTTATATTGACAATCAGATTTCATCAACAAATTCTGCCTGGACTGCTAATGCCACTGTACAAGAAATTGAAATTAGTCAATTACGTGCTAATATTAATGCTGCAAACGTAGCTATTACTAGTTCCTGGACTGCTAATGCTATTAGTCAACAAATTCAAATTAATTCATTAGTTGCCGGGGCTTATTCAAATTCTAACGCTTCTGCTTACTTGTCTACTAACAGCGGACAAATAACAGCACCAACTAAACCATATAATACCAATACCACAGACGTAGCTACCACAGCATTTGTGCAAAGTGTTTTACCACGTGGAATGATTATGATGTGGAACAGCACAGCCGCTACTATTCCCACAGGCTGGCAACTTTGTAACGGAACAAACGGTACACCAGATTTACGTGGACAATTTATTGTTGGATCAACGGGCGACGCCACTGGTGCCTACTTTACAGGAAATACTGGCGGTGCAACAGGAGTAGCATTATCTACTAGCAATTTACCAACCCATACACACGATCTTAGTTCAAGCAGCACAGCAACAGCAGGCGGACATAGTCATACTGCTACTACTACCGCAACAGATGCGGGACATACTCATAGTGTTTCAGAAACTGCTCATTCCCACTCAACAACTTTTCATAGAACTAGTAAAAGTAATAACGCTACCCCATACATGCTGTCAGATCCTACGTACGGGGAAAACATAAATGGATCGGTAGCAATAGCAACAACTAGTGCAACAACTGGGGTAAGTATAGCATCAGGAGTTGCTAGTATTTCTGCTTCGACTACTGTAGAATCGGTTAGTGGGCATACTCATAGCTTAACTGGAACTACCGGTGAAACTGGCTCTGGTACATCATTTAGAACATTGCCCCCTTATTACGCACTTTGTTACATACAAAAAATGTTCTAAGGCTTAAAATGCATATTAAACTCATAAATATAACAAAGCGATCAAAGGATAAACATGTCGTATACAATTAATTTAACCAACGGAACTACACTAATCCCAGGCGGATTGTCTGATGGTACGGTTAATACTACTGCTTCTAGCTTAACCCTGATAGGTCGTGATTATGCAGGTTATGGTCAGTTTTTAAACGAAAATTTTGTTTACTTATTAGAAAATTTTGCTAGTACAAGTAGCCCAGCTAACCCACTAAAAGGGCAATTATGGTGGGACACAGCAAATAATATTCTTAAGGTTTATTCTGGCTCAAGTTGGAAAATCTCTACAGGTGCTACAAGTAGTCCATATACAAGCCCACCGAGCGATTTAAGTGCATTGGGCGGCGACTTATGGTTTGACACAACTAATACACAACTTAAAGTATATTCTGGTAGCCAGTGGATTACTGTCGGTCCTGTAGCAACTCCCGCAACAGGAGATACTGGTGCTACACCGGCACTGGTTAACGACACCAGTTCCAGTCCTCACGTGGTAATACAATTTAAAATTAGTGGTGTAATCTACGCTATTTTCTCTAAAGATACATTTAACACTAGCCTAAGCGGTTTTTCACAAATAAACGCCGGTATTAATTTTAGTTCAACAGCAAGCCCAACTTGGAAATTAAGTAATCAATCTGTTAATAATATTGCTGGTACAATAGTAGAACGAGACGGTACAGGTAGTATCAACGTTCAAAGTATTAACGCTGCGGGTACACTAACAGTTGGAACTGTTGTGGCAACTACTATTACTAGCCCTGGTGGTATTAGCTCGTTTACTGGTAATGTAACTGGCAACGTTACTGGAACATACGGTACATTTTCTAGTATACAAACACAAGGTATTACAGCAAGTTCTGGATACACCGGTACAATATTAACTGCTGCTCAGCCAAACATTACTAGTCTTGGTACTTTGAGTTCATTGAATGTAAATGGTACAACAACATTAACTGGTTCTGCCACATTAAATGGTGTTGCTATTGCCACAATTGGTGGCTCAGCAAGTTTTAGTAGTATCAACAGTACTCCTGTTGGGAATGCAACGCCAAGTACTGGCGCTTTTACTACACTACAGGTTACTACAAGTGTTACACCAACAGCCAATTTAAGTGTTAATCTTGGTAGTACAAGTGCTTGGTTTAATAACATCTACGGTACTGCGATACATGCACTATACGCCGACTTAGCAGAACGCTTCCATGCAGACGCAGAGTATGCCCCAGGAACCGTTGTAGAAATGGGCGGTACGGCAGAAATCACCAAAGTGGTAGCAGAATTAAGCGATAAAGTGTTTGGGGTCATAAGTACTAATGCAGCTTACTTAATGAATTCCAGCGCAGGTAACAACGCAACACATCCACCAATTGCAATGAGTGGACGTGTTCCGGTTCGAGTAGTTGGATTAATTGCCAAGGGCGATCGTCTAGTTAGTGCCGGAAATGGACTGGCAAGAGCAGGTAAACAAAACGAATTAACACCATGGAATGTCATTGGACGTTCGTTGGTAGATAAAACAGATACAAACGAATCATTAATTGAAGCGATTGTTAAAATAAATTCATAGGAATAAAGAAAAATGGCATACTCACAAGGCGGCTTAATTGCAGCATCGGACTACAATACTATAGTAGGTACTAGCCCTAGCAGTACCGCTAATACAATTAACACCGTTTGGGCAGTAGGTAATGGGCAATACGGATATGGTCAAACAGCTATCGGTCAGGTTAGTAGCGCCGGACTAGTAACAGCCGCTCAGTGGGCCACAGCAATTAATAACCTGAACAGTATTCGTACACACCAAAGTGGTAGCGGAACTGGTATCGGAGCCCCAACATCGGGGTCATTGGCTACGTATTTAAGTACTTTCCAGACCAACGTTAATACTGCATATACAAACGCATTAACCTATGCTTCCAGCGGGTCAACAACAACAGGCACAAACAATGCTACCGGTGAAACTAATGCAACAACTCAAAGTGCAATCGCATTTACAGTTACACGTACAGCAACATTTGCATCAGCAGACCAAGCACGTTATTTCTTTAATGCCGGCGGCCGTTTAAACTTTGTTATTAGTAGTGTAACAAATAATGATGCTACTGCACGTTCAGCCGATATGGTTACATTATTAGGTACTAACATGACAGGTGTTAGTGGATTTGCTGCGGCATCCAATGCTGGGCGCACAGGCACCGGTGGTACAGTTAATACTGCTGCTACTAGTATTGGCTACTATGGGTTAACAACTAGTAATCAAGTGTTAAGTCAAGTTACCAGTGCTACTTCTGGTTATACTGGTGACTATGTATATATTGGCGCAAAATCAAATGGTGTACAAGGGTCTAATGCCGATGTGGGCACAGTTGTTACATTTACATTGTACATGTATTCTGCTGCACGTGCCGCGTTACCAACTGCACCTGCCGCGGGACCTGGAGGTACACCCCCAACTGTTAATACTTCTGTCAATGACAGTATTAACGTCACTGTTAATCACCGTGTCGACGTAGTATATCCGGAAACAACAAACCTAAGCGCAAGCTGGGGCACAGTAACAATCGCCTAATACTCATTTAGGTTGACCTATTGGGTGTAGTATAGTATAATTACTATCTACACCTTTTATTCTATTATGAGCGAACTCGAAAAACTTACAGCCGAAATTCGTCGGGCAACCGATTACCAAATTAATAAACAAATTCTGCGTGAAAAAATCTTAACCGATCTCCACGTACCTTATAATGGTGGACTGTTTAAAGTTACTCCAGAAATAATTATGTTTGCTAATTTGCAAACTCTAAATGAAAATTTTTATTTAGAAGACGTGTATCAAAATCCAATACATATTGTTAGTCCAAAAGAATTTGCAACTTTGTGTATGGAACACTATCAAAAAGTAATGAACCGTTGGCATCAAGAACATAATGAACTCAAACAACTCCGCAAAATCTAGAGGTGTAGTTGTATTTGCGTTTAATACAGACATTGACTATGTTGAAATTGCAGATCGTGCTAGC